ATGCAACTGACATTAGTTCGTCATGGGGAAGCTGCTCCGCCAGTAAATGGTAATGATATTAAACGTCCCCTTACTGCGCGTGGACATGCACAGGCTGAGCAAACGGCAACCTTTTTAAAGGATATTGTAAAACCAGATATTTTTGTTGTTAGTCCTTTGCTGCGTGCTCAGGAAACGTTGGCGCATATCCAGACCTATTTTAAAGATGTGCCAGTGTTGTTATGCGACAAAATTAAGCCTGACGATGATGCAAAAGAAGCGATTGAATGGCTATCTCAAATTCCTTATGAGTCGATTGTGGTTGTTTGCCATATGAATGTGGTAGGGCATATTGCAGAGTTACTTACTCATGAAAATTTCAATCCATTTGCACTTGCTGAAGCTAGAATTTATGATCAAGCTGTTATTGCAAATGGTTTATCAACACAAAAAAATAGTTTTATACCCACAATATAATTAAAAAGGTTATTTAGCCCACATGCTGTACATATTGTTGATAAAGTTGAGTTGAAAATTATTCTCATAATTTTAGACTTGTTAAATATCAACAATTTATATTGTTTTTGTGGGTTAAATTAACCTGTTTTAGTCACCTATATTTGCACCATATAGTGATTATTTTGACTATTTTTTTTATAAAATGAGTAAAATAAAAAGTAATCTGCACCAAATCTGCACCAAGAATGAAATTACCTAAACCTATCAAGCGTGGGCAAACGTACCGTATTACTGTGACCTACGAAAATAAAAGATATTCATGCACCAGAGACACAGAAAAAGAATGTGAACAATGGGCTGCTATGAAACTGCTTGAGCTGAAATCTGGAAAAGTGCAAGAAGAAAAGGGGATAAAGACACCTTATCCTTTTAAGATGCTTTGCGAAAAATACTATGCAGAAAAGGGAATTAAATTAAGATCAAAGCATGTCATTAGAAATAAGTTAGACAATCTGGAACGTATTGTTGGTGAATTGGCATCTAAATCAATATATGACTTCAAGCCAAGCGATATAGCTAGGTGGCGAAATAAAAGGGTACTTGAAGTAAAAAATGGAACTGTCTTATATGAGTTCTCTATTTTTTCATCAATATTTACCTATGCTCAAAAAGAATTATTTTTAATTGAATCTAATGTTTGGCAAAACGTAATTAAACCTGAAAAGGGGAAGAGCCGAAGCCAGCGTATTACTTTTGACGATCAAGAAAAAATTCTACAGCAAGCTAAGTGGGATAAGAATAACCCTCCAAGATTCGTAAAGCATTATGTATGTTGGGCAATGTTATTTGCACTTGAAACAGCAATGAGACAAGGCGAAATACTTGGTATGCGGAGAGAGGACATTAAAGATGGCTTTGTCCACCTTCCTATGACGAAGAATGGCGAGTCTAGGAATGTGCCATTGTCTAAAGAAGCTAAAAGACTTATATCAATACTACCGTCAAACAGTGATATTTTACTGCCAGTTAAAGCTGAGACTTTTAAACGGACATGGATAAAAATTCGTGATGCTGCTGATCTGAAGCACATTAACTTTCATGACACACGGCATGAAGCAATTACAAGAATGGTAAGGGAAAGAAAACTACCAGTTGAAGTACTAGCAAAAATAACAGGGCATAAGACTATTGGTATTTTAATTAATACTTACTACAACCCTAACGCACAGGACCTTGTAGAAATGTTTAATAGTAGTGAGAGCTAGTTAGCTCTCTTTCTACCACGTTTGTTTGCATCTTTTTTAGTTAATATTTGTCGTGCTCGCTCAGGATCATACATGTGCTTACCTTCTGTACCTTGATTGATTGAGACAAGCTTTTCTCGAATGGTAGTAACACTTAAGTTATATACCTTCGCCAATTCAGCAGCACTTACTAACTCTTGTTTGACCTGTTCAAGCTTGGTGACAATAGCACCACCAAGGTTTTGACCAAGTAAAATCTGAGGAGGGGTATCACCCTCCAAAGTGATTGAAAACTGCATAATCCCCATTCACCCCTCCTTACTTTCCGCTTTAACTTCACTCATTATTCGATTTCCCAATATTCGTGCTTTGATTCATCAAATTTAAAGCTGTGGTATTCAAATAAATCATGGAGCTCTTGTTCGTAATTATCACAATTGATGTTTTCATAATCTTCTAGCTTGATACAAAGCTCATTCCAACGATCACGGAAATCACCACCATCCAAAACCTTAATTAATTCACTCATCCCTCAGCTCCCGATTCATCCATTTCAATAACATCATCAGTAAATTCACGAGAACCAGGTGTAGCGAATTTTTCAGTTGTCCCGTACTCTTCTTGAAGGTATGCGTTAAAAAACTCAGATTTATTCATCACGCGAAAATCATCTGGCAAGTGGCCTTCAGCATCCTTAAATATCTTTTCAAGCGTTGAACGCGTAGGGTACTGACCAAGAGGGAGTGACATAGTAACAATTGCTTGTTGCCCATCTTTATTAACTGCATAAACTTTCATTTCAAGTTTAATTGGTGCGTTCATTTTCATTTTTCAGCTCCCGATTCGCTTAACCGTTTAACCATTTCCTTGTAATCGCGCATTAAGCGACATTGTTCAGATTGAATATTTTCCTTGTGGGCTTTTTCCAAGATCTCATTCAGAACAGGGTCCTTTACTGGTGGCTGTTCTAAAATTCGCTCTTTTGCAATTTTTAAAGCCATATCCAAAGGCAATTCTTGGGGAGCAATTACCCAGCCCTCTGGCACCGCCTGAGCTTTGGCTCCCAACCAAGCACCAAACATAGAGTCATAAGTAACTTTTGCAAAGAAATTACCATTGCTATGCTTTTCAAAAAGTTCTGGTAGATTTTTCTCAACAAAAGCATTGAAAAGCTCTAGCTCTCTTTCCTTATTCAAATCTGTCATGCTGCTGTCCTCACCAAACTAAATATGCAATTACTTCAGTTCCTTCGTCTTTAGAAGCAACCTCTTTGTATTGTTCATAATGCGAAGATTCAGACACCTCGCCAGTATCATCACTGATGTACGTTCTCATTCGTTGTGCAAATTCACTACCAACATCTATTTCAATTAGGTTTTCAATGAATTGTTCCTTCGTTTCGCCTTGGCATTCTTCAGTAGGGCCATAGTTTTCAACGAAAAAATCGTAAACATCTTCTTTTGATTTAGCTGCATAAACAGCTTCATCATAATTTTCAAAAATCTTATAACCATTTATTTCTAAGTCGTTCATGCTGCCACCTTCAATGTTTTAATCGCGTCATCTATAGCCTTGTTGAACTTGCGGACATCTTGCTCTAGTGCTTCGATAGCCAAGTCTTTGGCAAAGACGCGAATGATGATGATCTGTAGTTCTTCTGGTAGACGCGGGTCATAACTCACAAAGTCACACCATTCACGACGAGTACAAGCCAACTGACAAGTAATTTGAGGAATGTACTCGTCTGGCACTTGCTTAGTCAGAAGGGTATTCAAATGAGTTGTCGTGTCAGGGCACTTAACTTCAATTTGACCCTCAACAAGTACAAGCCCATCTGGTGAAGCCCCAAACATTTCAATGAAAGGGTGGTCAATTAAGCCTGTTCCGACTACAAAGTTACCTGTCTCATTTTCATAAGCCGCTATTGCATAAGGCTCGTTGTCGATACCCCATTGCATTGCTGTGTTTGTGAAGATTTCCTTCTGAACGCCAGTGAGGCGCTCAGCTAGAATTGTTAAACCCAATGCATTTAAAGCTTTGCCTTTATTTGGCTTTGCATATAAATCCTTTACTCGGCTTGCTGTGACTTTCCCACAGCGTTCTGAATGCCAATCTTCACTACGCTGGAGAATGTTCATATACTTGTCCTTGTGGTTGGTCAGCATGTTGAGCTGCTTCTTTTAATGAAGCGCTATGCTTAGTCCAGAAGTATTTTTTGCAGTCGCCTTGCGGTAATTCAGCGTATCCAGTTTGCAAAGCTTCTGTGCCTTCCATTGCCAAAGCGCGCATAGTGTCTAAATGCTGCTGTTCATAAGCTTCATAACCTTGCGGAACATCTGAACTAACAGTCTTAACTGTAGAAGTTTGGCAATCATCAATACGACGGGCTTCATCTTCGTCATAAATACCTGAGAAGCCGAAAGCAACACGAGCACATTGAATTAAAGCCTTATGGCGCAACATCCGCTTTGGATACTTCTTCCAAGGCTCTGAATTACCCTGACACTCAGATAAGTATTCAGTCACAACAGTAGGGTGGTTGCGGTCTTTGCGGAAAATCTTGCATGTGCATGATTCGTCGTCTTGTTCAAACTGAATACCATCACAAACAGGATTGTCATTAATAATTCGTGCCCAACCATCAACACCAACTACAGGAACAATGCCGCCACCTTTTGCAGGGAATGCATAAATTTCTTTGGTGAAAGGGTTTAGTTTGTATTGGTTAGCGACAATTAGGAGACTAACTAACTGAACATCATTTGCACCTTTAAACACTGTATCTGTAAGGGTTTTCTTTAATTGTTCAGGATCCACATCGACCATATCGAAAGCTAATGCCACTTTATGCATTTGAGCTTGAACGATGTTGTTTTGCACTGGCACATTCATAATCTTCTCCTAATTCTTTACGCTTGCGATGTATCTTTTAACTAAAGGGATGAGTTCTCTTTGGGTTGTGAAGTGGGCGCCTTGAAGCCTGTCGTATATCGGGTAAAACCTGTCTTTTACTTCAACCTGTAAAACCTGAAAATCACCTTTGCCATCTCGATACTGAATTTGGTTTTCAATAAGCCAAGACTTGAAATCTTCTAGTTTTGACTTATGGAGTAGGGCGCGTTTGGGACTGTTCTAAATTTTGTGTAAGTACTTAATTTTCATTTATCCTTCAGAGGATAATTACAAAAGGTACTTCACATGGATGAAGCAACAATCAAAAGTATGGCTGCCGAATTGGCTAAAGGTCTAAAAACACCAGAAGACTTAAACCAAATGACAGCAGTCTTTAAAAAATTCATGATTGAAACTGCACTCAATACTGAACTTTCAGACCATCTCGGTTATGAAAAGCATCAGCCCAAGAAAGGCTCAAATAGCCGTAATGGGTTTAGTTCTAAAACCATTACAACTCAAGATGGACAACTGGCTTTAGATATTCCCCGTGATCGAGAAGGTTCATTTGAGCCACAAATTATCAAAAAGCACCAAACACGCATCACCAGTATGGATGACCAAATCCTCTCACTGTATGCAAAAGGAATGACTAATAGGGAAATTGTAGCCTTCTTCAAAGAAATGTACGATGCCGATGTGTCAGCATCTCTCATCAGCAAAGTTACCGATGCTGTGATTGAGCAAGTGACTGAGTGGCAAAATAGAGCCTTAGATAGCCTTTATCCTGTTGTCTATCTTGACTGTATTGTTGTCAAAGTCCGTCAGCACTCCAATGTGATTAACAAGTCCGTATACCTTGCTTTAGGCATCAATATGGATGGGCAAAAAGAATTACTGGGTATGTGGATTGCTCAGACAGAAGGTGCCAAATTCTGGCTGTCAGTCATGACAGAGCTAAAAAATCGAGGAGTACAGGACATTCTTGTTGCCTGTGTAGATGGATTAAAAGGCTTTCCTGACGCGATAGCCTCTGTTTACCCTCATACTGATATTCAACTGTGTATTGTGCATGTTGTACGCAATAGCCTGAGATTTGTAAGCTGGAAAGACTACAAGGCTGTTACGTCGGGTCTGAAAGCGATTTATCAGGCAAGTACAGAGGAAAATGCTTTAAAGTCCCTAGACATCTTCTGTGATCAATGGAATCACCAGTATCCCAAAATTGGAGAATCCTGGCGGGCCAATTGGGAAAATATCCGAACGATCTTTAGCTATCCAGCCGAAATACGTCATGCGATTTATACAACAAATGCGATTGAGTCGTTGAATAGCGTAATACGCCATTCAACGAAGAAAAGGAAAATCTTTTCATCTGATGACTCAGTAAAGAAGGTCATTTACTTAGCAACATCAAATGCTGCGAAGAAATGGACGATGCCAATTCAAAATTGGCGTTTAGCAATGAATTGGTTTACGATTCAGTTCGATGATCGATTAAAAGATCATTTATAAAAAATGGAACTTACACAAAATAATTTACAGGCTCTTAGATGTGGTGTAACTGAAATAAAAGAAACTAAGAGTAAAAACCTAAGGATTTTAGGAGCTATTGAAGGCCCATTAAATTCGGGTGTTCTATGGGCTCATATATCAGTTTTATATGATCCAGATAAGCCAGAAGATGACAGTTTTGAAGTTCGTATTATGCGCTCATGGAATCCAGCAGTTACGAACCAGATTGATGATCCATTAGATTCATTAGCTGGTGCAATATCTGATGAACCTATACGCATAGGTAAATTACACAACAAAGATGAGTATAAAGAAACGCCTAATTGGAGAACAAACGGTGGCGTACATGAAGCCGCCTTAGATTTCGAAAATTAGGGGTAGGCTATGTCAGTGCCAGTTCAAACGCCATCAAAAGAATATATTGCGAATGGAACAACAACTGCTTTTCCATTAGAGTTTAATTGTGATAAAGCAGAGTATTTAATTGTCACCCTTAATGGTGAAGAAGCGCCTGTAGGTTCATGGACATTGGCTAATGATACTGTCACCTTTAATGTAGCACCACTAAATGGTGTGGTCGTTAATTTGGAAAGAAATACGCCATTTCAGCGCACCACTAATTACCAACTATATGACAACTCTTTTCACCCTTCTGCTGTAAACAAAGACTTTGATTTAATTTGGTGGAAGCTTCAGGAACTTGGCTATCGTGATCAGGTTATTTGGCTTGCGCTTTTAAAAGAAATTGCAGATAGAATTTCTAATGATGAATCGATTTTAGAATATATAGACTCGCAAATTACAACATCTAAAAATGACTATATTCAACGCGATAATTTATTAAAATCTGACTATATAGAGCGAGATACAACTTTAAAAACTTATATAGATCAGATGATCGCTTTAGTTACTGGCAATCCTAGTTTTAATGGAATAACTACAGATTTTGTTTTACAAAACGGAAGAACCCAGCGTGAAATTAATGAACAATATTTGCATCTAACTGACTTTAAACATTTGGCTGTCGTCGGCTTGGCAGAGGGCTATGATTGGTCTGATGCAATTATTGCAGCTGAAGCTGAGGCATATAGCAGAAACATGGGGTTAAATATCCCAAGCGGTATTTACGGTTATTCAAAAAATATAACATTTCGTGTTCATGTCTTTGGTCAAGGCCAACACAATACACAACTCAAAAAACTCGCACCTGCAACAATCACTCTTCTGAATGGATCATTGCGTGATATTACGATTGGGGTAAAAACACCAGAGGAGCTTCTACCCGGCGATACAAGTGATGGTTTAGTGGCTGATGGTTTAGATCGAAAATATATTGAAAATGTTCTTGTTAATTACCACGGAGGTCGCGGCTTTGTTTATAAAAGAGGTAACTTGTCACGCTTCTTTCTGCGAAGTCGTGGAAATCTTAAACAAGGAATTTTCTTTGCTAAAGAGCCACTTACTGGTGACAATAAGTGTGTTGAGTTTTGGTTTGAATCCACTGGTAACTGGGAAAATGGTTTTGAAATTGAAGATTCAACAAATCAAAGGGATGTAAGTGGACAACACCGTGGATATTTAATAGCACAAAATAACGGTAGGTCAAATAAGCCCGATGCGAACTATGATGCAGTTTTCACAGGAATTGGAAATGATATCACTGCTTATACGGAATATGGCTACGGAACATGGCATAAATCCGGTTTAAAAGCATCTCGTATTTTTTATCAAAATATTAGCCATCCACAATTTAGAAATGAATCAAATAAATCAAATATTGTATCATTTGCAGACAGCGCACTAGGAAGTCGTACTACTCTGTATGAAATTTTCAATACTATTGAAATACAAAATGCAACCAAGGTTGGTCAACTACTAATAACGCAAATAGGAGATAGGAAATTTTCTATTGATTGCACTGGATCAACAGCTGATCAAGAGCTAATCATTGGTGATAAGTTAATCTTAAAAAAAGGCACAATGGAATATCTTCGTGCATATAATTTAGGAGCAACCTTAAATTTTGGTTTAGTTCCCGCAAATTCTAGTGTTGAGCGGCCAATTCCAATCGGAGTTTCATTGGCAAACTCAAGAGTCAATGTTAGTGCAACACCATCTAGTCCTTTACCCGATGGTCTCTTATATAATTGCTTTGTTAAACCAGACGACTTATCAAATGTAACTGTAAGGGTTAGAAACGTAACTAGTTCGGCAATTAGTTCTGGTGGAGATATCGCTTGGCAAGCGCTAGTTCATCTTAGATAGAAATAAGAGAGTTATTACTCTCTTATTTTTTTGGTAAAGTTATGATTAATTTTGAAAACTTAAACTTAGATATAATAAAGCAAAAAATTGTACATAACACAATTGTAGTTAAAAACATGGCTAGAAAAACCAAAATTGGAAAATTACTGACAATTTGAGGTGGTAAAAATTTCTTATAGAATACTATTAATATAGGGTGTACCAAATATATACCCATTGAATATTTACTAATAGTTACTAAAAAATTATTTTTATATTCTTGGAATAGTAAATAAGTAGTGTAAAAAATCACGGGTATATAAAATAGATTTAATATTCGTTTTGATTCATACATTGCTCCACTATAGATTATTTCAAAAATATTTATAATGATGATAAAACATAAAATTAAAATTATACTAATAATTTTTTGTTGCATGATTTTAATTTTATAGGCAAATATTCCAAAAATAAAGTAAAAAATCCAATTACCAATAAAGGTTTTATCTGATATAAAAAATAAGTCAGACTTATAAGAATATAATATTGAAAATAAAGATATTAAAAAAGAGATAATTAGAAGTACTTCTATCTTAATAAATGATAATTTTTTCACTAAAGGAAAAAAAATGCAAAATTGAACAATTATTGCAATAAAATATAAATGATAAAATGATTTTCCTGTGATGAAATTATAGTATGGATTTTCAAGGAAAATACTAAAAAGACTTTTTGAGAACAGATATATTATAATAATATATAATAAACTCCAAATTATAAATGGTATTATTATTTTTGATATCCTAGACAAGAAGAAAGCTTTTTTATCAAAATTTTTATAGAAATAATTGGCATATAAAAAGCCAGTAATAACACAAAATAGTGGAGTTCCGAACCTACCTAATTGGTTTAAAATAAATAAAAAATAGTTGTAGAAATTAGAAGAGCCACCAATGGAAAAAATTGCAGTAATATGGACAATTAAGACCATAATGCAGGCAACTGCTCTGATTTGAATAATACTTAAGTTCATATTATTTTAAAGGTTTACTTGACTAAATATATTCTGATTGTTTTTTTATAAAAGGTCAAAATTATATTAAGTTTTTTATTAAAAATAACACACACCAAACCACCATAAGCCCTAGCTTTTAATAAGTTAGGGCTTTTTTATTGCTAATAATTTTAGAGGTTCATATGCAAGAAAATGCAATTCCATGGGTATTAAAAATCTTTCCAGCTGTGATCGGGGCAATTCTTGCACTTGTTTTAAGCGGGGATATTGATAAGGAAGGGAAAATAAAAGTTTCAATGGGGGTAATTACAAAGTTCGTCTGTAGTGTAACAGTAAGTTTATATGGGGGTTCAGCATTCATTGAGCACTTTGAGTACCTTAATCACTCAACAATGTTTCAAGGGTTCATCATGCTGATTTTCGCAGTTTTCGGGCTATTAGTAATCGGCATTGTTTATCAATCAATTGCATTGCTGAAGGGTAAAAGTATGTCTGAAGTGATTGCTGAAGTTAAGGCGGCATTTGTTTCTATTATTGGTGGCAAAGGTGGCAACTCATGAACATCGAACAATATCTTGATGAGTTAATTAAACGTGAAGGCGGATATGTAAATAATCCATCTGATCGCGGTGGCGCAACAAAATACGGAATTACCGAAGCGGTTGCACGTGCAAATGGTTTTAAAGGAAATATGAAAGATTTACCTCTCGAAACCGCCAAGGCAATTTATAAAAAGCAATATTGGGTGTTGCCACGTTTCGACCAAGTAAATGCTATTAGTCCAGTTGTAGCGGAAGAGCTATTAGATACTGGTGTGAACTGTGGTACGGGATTCGCGAAGCCTCTATTACAACGTGCATTGAACCTATTAAATAATCAAGGCAAAGCAGGTTGGCCTGATTTATCGGTAGATGGGGTTTATGGTCCAGCTACATTAAATGCGCTTAAAACATTTTTAGCGAAGCGTGGCAAAGAAGGTGAAAAGGTATTAGTCCGTGTTCTTAATATCATGCAAGGTCAGCGCTATATCGAAATATGTGAGCGCAATCCCAAGCAAGAGCAATTCTTTTATGGTTGGATCAATAACAGGATCGCATAAAGTTGTTATGTGCAAGCGTACCAAAGTTGCATCGCTCATCACATTGCTGTGCCTCCTTTTCTCAGGTTGCACAGCTCACACTATTAATAGTAATGTGAATGTCTCGATTTGTGTAAGGGCTTTGTGATGTCGCAAGTCATGATCATGGTTTCGGAAGCGGGCAGAATGGAAAATACTTGCAATCTACCCGCTGATTTAGATAAGAACGGGAATGTTCTTAAAATCTATGACTACTCATTAAAAGAGTTGCCGATTAATTTAGATGGCACTGTGACTTATAACGGCAAAAGATGGACCTTTGATAAGAAGCAAAGTTTTTGA